TCGGATAACACTGGAAGCGCTGCTGATGCGGTGACCCTTGCGGCGGGCGCAGCCGGACAGATGAAGATAATAGTATTGGCGGTTGACGGCGAAACGGCAGGCACAAGCATTGACGCTAATTTTGCGGGTGCTACCGCCCACGCCTTGCTTGAAGATGCCGGGGACACTCTTATCCTGGTATCAGACGGGACTGAGTGGTACATCGTTTATAACAACGGCGCGGCATTAAGTTAAAAGATTCGCCCTGAAATCAGGCAATGTTGTGATGATGAGGGGCGGGGATTTTATATCTCCGCCCCTTTTTCTTTAAGGAGGGAGCAATGAAGAAAGGCAGGATACTGTTTATAGACATTTTTATAATCTTGGCGTTTATTTCAGTGGCATTCGCCGGGTTAATGAATATAAGGGAGGTTACGGATTCTTCCGGGAATTTCCCTTTTACCGTATTGCAGAATGCGACAGTCTATACAAAATCGTTTCCTATGAAGTCAGGAGACTATTTCGGGCTTGGGTATAAAGCGGTATCTGCCGCAGGAACGCCGAACATAACTATTTCATTGGAGCAATCATATACTTTGCCTTCTACCGAGGGAAGTTCTGATTCAAATTATGTAGCCCCCGAAGGGATAGGCGCAATAGCTACCGAGCTGACTTCGGAAACCCAGCATTACACTAATATCACGACAGTCCCGATGCCTTACGGAAGGTTCAAGGTAGTCGAAAACGGGGCGGCTAATGATACGGCGGTATCGTTGAGATTGACGACAATAGAATAAGCCAGAGGTAAATATGCCTAAAGATTTTACAAAACCGGATATAACCGCAAGCCAGGACTTATCCGAAGATGCGCTTTCCTATACCACATCCATCGGAAGAAAGTTTAAATTAGCGGAAGTGGCTGTCCACGCTTCTGTCCCCATCACCGAAACAATCACCATAACCAGGGACTCCAAGAACGGCGCGGATTACGACCATATCCTTAAAAGTGAGGATTTAGCGAGTGAACAGGATTTGGTATTCAGGCCGCAGGGGGAATGCAATTTTGAGGCAGGGGACGAAATCAAGGTGGAATGTACTAACGCCAATCTTACAGGAACGGTAAAAATAACCATTAAGACTATGGAGAAAAGTTGATGATACTTACAGAAATTTTGGATGTATTCCGCGCGGAAAATCCGGAAATCACCGATAGGGTAATCTCAGATGTTTTATTAAAAAAATGGGCGAAACAGGGCGATAAGGAGATTTGCGCCGTAACCCGCTGTATCGTCGCAGACGCGACATTCGATTCGGTAGTCAGCACCACTGTTTATGATACCAAGTATGATTTGACTGCCTTAATCCCTAAATTCTTTGATATAGACGATTTCCCGGGGGGAGGGGTAAGTTTTGACGATGAACCTTTAGTCAAGACTACCGTTGCCGAACTTGATGCGGAAGATTCATCCTGGAGAGAAAGAAGCGCAGGCACTCCCGAAAAATATTATCGCCGGGGAAATTATCTTTATTTTGATTATCCTGTTGATGAAGCAGGTTTAGAGATACGGGTATATGCGGTCTTGGTAAGCAATGATTTCACAGGAGATAATTCGACCCCCTATAATGGCTTGGCTTATCTTGAGCCTTACCATTATGGGATAGTTAAATTCCTGCAATGGAAAGCCAAGGCAAAAGTCGGTAAGCCAAACGAGGGACAACTCGCGGCTAAAGAGTTTTCTGATTATGCGCAGTTTATGAAACGGCAAATCGGAGGCAATAAGTTTTCCCCGATTAGAATTACGGGAAACGCCAATTTATATCACAATCCTGATGCGGGAAGATGATTAAAAAATTAGTGTTCCTATCATTCCTTATACCTTCCTTGGTCTTTGCCCAGGATAATCCTTTTAAGAACAGAGAGTATGTTTTCTCTAATTTTTCCAAGGGATTAAACACCAAGTTAAATAATCTTTCCCTGCCGGCCACTCAAGGCGATATTTGCGAGAACCTAAGGTTTAATACAAAATTGGGTTCGCTCTCCAAACGCGACCAGATACTTACATACGGAAGCGCTGATGATGCCGAAGCAATCACGGGCCTGCATCGTCTTTATCTTGCCAACGGAACAAAGGTTTTAATAGCTACTCACGGAGACGAAATAGAGACCGGTTCAGATACCACCGGAGCTTTCACTAAGATATTGGACTTGACTACCGGAGATTATCGTTGGCAATGGCTCACTTGGAATAATATCGCAATAGGGACAGATGGCTATAATCAGCCGGTAAAATATGATGGAACTTCCGCTTCAGCGACTTATCTGGGGACTTGCCTTGCCACTGCCACCGCAACCGCAGGAAATCCAAGCGGGACTTATACCTACAAGGTAACTTTCTATACTACCTCTTATGAGGTGGCTTTCAATATAGCCTCAAATCCGGTTACGGTATCAAGCAAAAAAGTCCAACTCTCGATGATTCCCATTGGGCCGGATTCCTATGGAGGCGAAGATGTAATCGGAAGAAAGGTTTACAGGGTAGAAAGCGGAACCTGGAAATTATTGTCTAACGGGACGATAGCGGACAATTCCACTATGACTTTATTAGACAATGACGCAACCGCATCCGGCGCATCATATCCCACGACCTATACCTGCACTCCGCCCAAAGGAAAACTCTGCCTCATCCATTATAACAGGTTATTTATAGCCAATGACCCGACTTATCCATCGCGGCTTTATTTTAGCGATGACGGCAGTCCTGATTATTTCGTCCCAACGGATTATTATTTTGAAATCCGCCCCGATGACGGCGACCAGATTACTTTCATTAAGAATCTAAAAGGACTTCTAACGGTAGGCAAGGAAAACACCATCCAGAAAGTCTATACCGACGGAGCCACTCCTTCGACTGACTGGGAGATCTCCGACCCCTTCTCGAATATCGGCTGCAAGGCGATGTATTCGGCCCAGGAGACCCCCATAGGTATTATTTATCTTGGAAGCGACGGGCTTTATAAATTCGACGGGCAAAATTCGCAGTTGATTTCAGAAGCGGTAACCCCGGAGATAAACGACATCCTTGAGTCTAATTTGGGATATTGCTGGGGGCAATATTACAAAAGCCAATATTGGTTTTCCTATCCTTCCAAGAAGACTTCTACTTCTACAAATAACAGGGTGCTTATATTTGACTTACTTGCCAATGCCTATGAAATAGATTTGTGGGGTGCTAACTGTTTTACTACATTCAATTCCGGAACGGATTGGGATGTGTTGTATTCGGGTTCATCCACCGACGGGACAATTTATGCGCATAAGTTCCAGATTAACGAGATAAAACATGGAAAACACTCTGATTTTACGGGGACTTTTACCAATGCCAGGTATATCCCTACCGATGTCGGGGGGGATGCAAACAGCCCGGTGATAGAAATATCCCGCACTTCCGCAATAAACGACCTTACCGGCACGATTGATGACCTTACCGGCACGATTGACAGGGATTCATTGACGGGAAGCTATCTCTCGTCGGGGTTGAATACCGGAGCCAAGAAATACGACAAATTATATTGGAATGAAAAATTATTATCAGGCGGGGATGACATAACGGTTGCGGTAAGAAGCGCCTCGACAGAGGCGGGGCTTTCTTCGGCTGAATGGTCATCTGAGTATTCTAACCCTTCCGGAAGCGACATATCGGCATTGACCGCGAATGACTGGACGCAGTATAGGATTTCGTTGACTACCGATTCTTACGCGCATTCCCCTCTTTTGTATAGTGCCGGAAATTATAATATGCGCCTGACCTATTTCAAAGAAGCTGCTCCTGCCGAAACTACCATCCCTTTCCGTTGGCGTTCCGGTTGGCTTGACCTCGGAGTCCCGGGATACAGGAAATCACTCAAAAAACTTTATTGTTTTCATTCAGGAACCTCCGGGACGCTCAAACTAACCTTTACGATGCTTGATTTTAACACTTCCACAAGAAAATACGAGGAAACAACCGACACCTTTGATATAGACCTAAGCCAATATCCTAATTTTTATACGGATTATTTTACTAATGGCGCTTTATCGGGAGAATTAGTAAGACTGGATATTACTAATAGCGACCTGAACCCATTGAGCATTGACAAGATAATTCTAGTAATGAACGGAGAACCTTTACAATGAGAAAAATCCTTATCGTATTATCTATAATCCTGCTGCTTTTTACGACATACATTTA